TACTATGGAGTGGCATAAGGTAGCTGACTGGTGGGCTGCAAGATTCGAGAATGGAGACGAGGTTAGGAAAGAGTACGACGATCACCAAGATTTTGACAAGTTTCATTATCAATTGACTCGTAATCCGCTTCGTAAAGATGTTCCTCAAATAGACATCTATTATGACCCTTCCCTTACATTAGCAAAAGTTATCAGCGTAGTAAAACAAAAACTAGTAGAAGACCCTAATCTAGGGATTATCATAGTGGATTATCTAAACCAAGTTAAGCGCCATAACGCGCCTACTCGTGGAGGTCAGTACGAATGGACTGAACAAATAGAAATATCAAAAGGGTTAAAATCACTAGCCCAAGAGAGTAACGTTCTTGTTCTCTCAGCATATCAAGTAAATAAAGACGGTGAAGCAAGATTCTCTAAGGGTATTCTTGACGCTGTTGATGCGGCCTTTACCCTAGACCATTGGGGTGATGAGCATGATTGTGTAGAATTTAAATGTGATAAAATGAGAAGTGGAAAAGAAAAAGGTTTTATTACTAGAATGAACTGGGAAACATTGAGAATGGGACCTGAGACAGAGATAAACCCTGATACTAAAGAAGAAATGAAAGAGGCTCTAAGCACAGGAGAAAGTGCTTATGATATATAATCCTCTACAACAAAGAGTGTGTATTGGAGAAATACTCACTAAAGATTTATTAAAAACACTACCGCCTGTAGACCTTTGGAATGTCAAGGGGTGGTACGAGCGACAGCAGGATAGATTAGACATAAGACTGTACGCTTTTGTAAAAGATGTGTTGAGCAACGGGTTCGTCAACCCAGTTATAATATGGTATAGTGACACTGCAAAAGAGTTTTCTATACATCCAGGAATGAATAGGCTCATGCTAAATAGAGTACTAAATTTAGATATGAAAGCATGGGTAATTAGTTATGATGTAAACAACTACAGAAGACTAGGAAAACTATTCCCAGGTATTACTAAGTTAAGAACTGATATTAACGGGAACAGAGACATAAAACTAACTGCTCAACACAGGACAGATAACAGATTATACGAAATAGTATTCGATAAAGATAGAATACTACCACAGCTAAGAACCGAGAGTAATAGTGCAAAGTGGAATGAAGTATCAAGTAAAACAGGTTTTCATATATGGCACAACAATGAGTACATTGGTGCAGTAGGAAATGCACAAGACCACTGGAACGTAAAAGATGTTTCAGGAGTATATGAATTAGCACTAAAATATTATTTTAACAAGGAGACATCTAATGCTTTTATACACAGAAAGACAACTTAAATTAGCATACGAAAAGTATATACAAAATTTAATAACAACTAATAGACAAGGTATAGAAATACCCCTTCCAGGCTTAGAAGAGTTTAGAGATATATTTGAAGCCGAATGGACACAGAAATACAAGGAAATGGACAATGGCTTATGATAGAGTAAGCCGAGAGACAGCGGAACTAGTACCATTACCACCACATACATGGTACGTAAGAACAGTAGGATGGTTATTAGAACAAGAAAAAATAAAAGAAAACATAAAAAATGTTCCGCTTAATAAAAAGTTAAAGGACAGTTTGGCAACTGACGGAGTAAAATCTCCCATACTCTGTATGCCAAACTGGTACCCCATAGCAGGGAGTCAGAGGATGAGATGTCTTCAAGATCTCCCTGCGCTACATGGACAAGAGATAAGAGTATGTCGTTTTGACAAAGAGTGGTGGTTAGTGTTCTATCTATGGGAAAAGACAGAAAGAGATAGAATAGTAGCAATTTACTTCCAAATGCTAGAGTTAGTATGGAAGTCAATGTATTACGAAGATGCTACAGATTCAAAAGGAATAGACTACAAAGAATTTGAAAAAATAGGAGACGAGCTAGATGGCTGGAAACACAAACAAACCTGAGAATTATTTAGAAGGGGGACTTCCTGAATGGGGTAGTATGAGATTTAGTCCTCCATCAAGTTGGAATGTAAAACCTAATAGAGAATGGTTTGGACTAATAGGGTTTATAAACTCTTTAGATATATCTGATGGACACATGATAGAGGTAGGTACATACGCAGGAGAAAGTACTGCAATGTTTGCATCTAGTGGTAAATTTAAAAAGATTCATACAATAGACCCATATTTTTATGGGTGTGGGCATGAGGTATTTATGGAAGCAAAAGTTAACTGTAGATACTGGAATAACATAGAGTTTCATAGAAATTACTCTCAAAAAATTTCTAATAAATTTACAGACGGTGTATTTGATTTAGTATATCTTGATGGCGACCATAGAGGAGAAGCAGTAGAACAAGATTTAGAACTATACTGGCCGAAAGTAAAGCCTGGCGGGTATATGGGAGGTCATGACTACAATCCAGAGTATTGGCCTGAAGTATACAACGCAGTCAACAAGAAGTTTAAGGGAAAAATGATGCAAACTTTTGATGATAAATCATGGCTTATCCGAAAATAGTTCTTGACAACAATATAAAAATTTGATATAATATACATAATTATGATAGCAGAAGACTTATTAAGAGAGAAAAAGATACATTATGTCGTTAGTGGCAGGGATGCACTTATAAAGTGTTTGAACCCAAAGCATGAAGATAATTCTCCATCAATGAGAGTAGACAAAGTTACAGGAATATTTCACTGTTTCTCATGTGGCTACAAAGGTAATCTGTTTACACATTTTGGTGCACCAGCTTCTCCACTAGAAGTTCGTATGCACCGCATTAAAGAATCAATCAACAAAGTCAGGTCAGCAACTGTCGGAATCCAACTCCCAAAGGATAGACTGTCTTGGAGAGGTGGTGGAATCAGAAATATATCTGAGGAGACTCTTGCAATATGGGGAGCGTTCACATGGAACGTACCTAAGTTCGAGAATCGTATCATCTTTCCAATACGCGATTTAACAGGAAAGACCGTGGCATTGATAGGTAGAAGTCTGGACGACTTTAGCACTCAAAAGTATTATATCTACCCACAGGGAGTAGAGATGCCTTTTTGTCCAGCGAAGATAAAACCTATTCAAAACAGAGTTATATTGGTAGAGGGCATCTTCGATGCTCTTAACCTTTGGGACAAAGGTCTCAAGAATACAGTGTGCTGTTTTGGCACACAACAAGTAAACTGGGTTAAGCTTAGTTTATTAAAACTCCAAGGGATAACTGGTGTAGATATCATGTTTGATGGAGATGAAGCAGGCGAACTAGCTGCTGAAAAAGCAAAAGGTCTAGCAGAACAACTAGAGTTAAGTGCTAGAGTAGTAAAACTACGAGATAATATAGACCCTGGCAATTTAACAACGCCAGAGATAGAAAGATTAAAGGAGAAATTGTATGCCCACAAATAAAATTTGTAAAGTTTGTGAGTTTTCAGAAGAAGAAGTAAAAGAATATTGTCCTGAAGACAAGGGGTTTCCTGTAAGCTATGGTGATTTGTGTAGTGTATGTAAAAATGGCAGAAGTCGATACGGTTTAAATAGAAGAGAGCAGCTTGAATTACTTGCCTCACAAGATAACAAATGTAAAATTTGCAAAACAGAAGTTAAGCTGCATCAAGGAAGAGGCAAAGTAAGTGGACAAATAGACCACACCCCTGGGACAGGAAGAGGCTCCAGAGGACCAGGAACAGGTAAACCAGCAGACGTACGAGGAGTACTATGTTTTACTTGCAATAAGAATTTAAGCGACAGCGATATTACTTGGTTAAAAGCAGCTGTAAAATATTTAGAAGAACACGGAGAAAAAAATGGCTAAAGTAGCAATTATAGAAACAACAATGTCCAGTACTAACTGGAACAAGTACTTTGAGTTTGAACTCGACAGGTTTGCCCTGTGTTCAGATTCTAGTAAAAAGAAAATTTTAAAAAGAGATGTTGATATCGAAATCGATATTGATGCGTATGATTGGCTCATAGTTGTGGGTTCTGAGCCTTTCAAAATGTTTACAAAAAAGACATCAATAACTGAGTACAATGGAAAAGTTGTTGATTCTAAGTTTTTGGCAATAATCAATCCCGCAATGATAAAGTTCAGACCAGAAGCAAAGAAGTCGTTCGAGGAAGCCGTCGAGAGCATAACGGGATATGTTAGCGGAGAACTCAAACAACTTACGATACCGAAAGACAAATGTTACGGTATACAAGACACAGAAGAATTAAATGCGTGGCTGCAGAAAGCGTTAGACCACCAAGGGGATTTCATAGCCCTTGACTCTGAGACATCAGCATTGTACTGCCGTGATGGCTACATGCTTGGTTTCTCTATGTCCTATGAGAACGAGCATGGTATTTATGCAGATTGTGATTGTATGGATGAAGAATCCGAACGACTCATGCAAGAAATATTTACTAAAAAACGAGTTGTATTTCATAACGCTAAGTTTGATTTACAATGGTTTGAGTATCATTTCAACTTTGAGTTTCCACATTTTGAAGATACTATGCTCATGCATTATATGTTTGATGAAAGACCTGGAACACATGGTCTTAAAACACTAGCAATTAAACACACTCCATATGGAGACTACGAAGCAGAACTTTCTAATTGGATAGCAGACTTCAAGAAAAGAACAGGTATACTCAAAGATTCATTTGATTATAGTATGGTTCCATTTGAAGTTATGCGTAACTATGCTGCAATGGATGCGATAGTTACTTTTATGTTATTTGAAAAGTTTGAAAAAGCACTAAAGACTAATGACAAACTGTACGGAGTATATAAACATATTCTAGTAGAGGGTTGTAGATTCTTGAAGTGTATAGAAAGCAACGGAGTTCCTTTTGATGCTGTGCGTTTAGAGTTTGGTTCTAAAAGAATGGGTGAAGACATAGATAGAGCAGTAAAAGCTTTATATGAGTTCCCCGAGATTAAACAGTTTATAAAAGATAAAGGAGAATTTAATCCTAACTCAACATTACAACTAAGATCTTTGTTGTTTGATTATCTTGGACTTAAATCTACTAAAAGAACCGCAACGGGTGCGCTGTCAACTGATGCCGAAGTACTTGGCAACTTATCAGAAGAACATGACGTACCTAAACATATACTAGAAGTCAGACAGAAAGTTAAAATCAAAACTACATATCTTGATAAAATTATACCAAACCTTGATAGAGATGGTAGACTTCGCACAGGATTCAACCTTCACGGTACAACCAGTGGTAGATTGAGTAGTAGTGGTAAACTGAATATGCAACAGCTTCCAAGAGACAACCCGACAGTAAAAGGTTGTATCAAAGCAAAGGCTGGACATAAAATAGTTGCAATGGATTTAACAACAGCAGAAGTATACTGTGCGGCTGTACTTGCAAATGATGTCGGACTTATGAATGTATTTAAGTCTGGCGGTAATTTTCATAGTACGATTGCGAAACAAGTATTCAGACTGCCAGGGGACGTTGACGACATAGCAACAAACTTTGGTGCGCAAAGACAACAAGCAAAAGCTGTTACCTTTGGTATCATGTACGGAGCAGGACCGAAAAAGATTAGTGAACAAGTAACAAAAGATAGTGGAGAGTATTTCAGTATGCAAGACGCAGCGAATACTATCAAAGACTATTTTGAGGCTTTCCCTAAACTTCGTGAATGGTTAGACAATCAAAAACAATTTATTCAAGCGAATGGATTTGTATATAGTAGGTTTGGCAGAAAGAGAAGATTACCTGATGTGTTTTCACAAGATAAGGGAATCGCCTCACATGAAGTACGTAGTGGAATTAACTTCTTAGTACAATCAGTTGCATCCGATATTAACCTTATGGGTGGTATAGATATGCAAAGATATATAGAAAAGACAGGTATGAAAGCGAAAATATTTGCACTTGTTCACGATTCCGTACTAGCAGAAGTACCTGAAGATGAGATAGAACATTACTCAGAAAAACTTCAAGAGTTTATACAAAAAGATAGAGGATTATCAATCCCAGGCGCTCCAGTTGGATGTGACTTTGATGTTGCAGATGACTATTCATTAGGAAAGTTTGAGAAATTGTATGCAAATTAATTTTGAACCAGACTGTGATTATATACTAGAAAAATCTTGTAACTTTTATGAGAGAACACCCTATACAAATGTCAATGTTGGTTATAGTTATGTAGACTATATAGACTCTAGTATAAGAGGATTTTTGGGAATAGACGTACAACAAATCATAGCAGAGAAAAGGGGTGAAAAAACATTAACACTAGGCACTACTCATCAAATGGGACTAGGAGAATTAGTAGCTTCACGAATAGAATGGAGATGGGAATACTCAGGCGCTCGTTATTATCCAGTAGGTGCAAAGACTTGCATAGAGTGGGATTTACGAGAGAATAAAGGCAATATAATAAACCTAGAATTAGGTAAATCAATTAGAACTGTACAACCTGAACAGGTATTTTTTTGTGCTTACGGAAAAAATTCCTATGACCAAGTAACAAAGTTTTGGGAAAAAACATGGATGCAGAGAAGAACTGAAAATGATTAAATATCCAGTTTATGTAATACATGAAGAACCTGAAGAACAGGATAATCTATTGTGGCTTAACGACCAAGTTATTGATGATAGAAATATGCTAGGAGAAACACTAGGCATAAGAAGATTACAGACTCCAATGAAGAGTATATATCCTCTTAAGTACCAATGTGATGATGAAGTAGCAATGTTAAAACACAGAGGAAAACATTTTGTAGATTCTAACGGATGTTACTTCTATAATGAAAAGCTTGATACAGCACCTTTAAAGTATCACAAGATTAAAAAAATTATTAAAAAAGACGTGGCAACAGTAGTATGGATTAAGGATGTTCCTTTTCCTTTTGCTATTGCTAGACCACCAAGAGTTGAACAAACATGGGCAGGTATTCTATACAAAAAAGGATTACCTTATGCTATATGGGAGTTTGCTGAAGAAAGGAAAAAAGATACATGGCGCAAGATTTAGACAAAATGGTAAAAGCACTGGAAGAAGGAATAGTACTAGTACAGTATGAAGACCTAAGAACAGGAGAAACAAAAGAAAGAGAGATGACTTTAGTACCTGAAAATACTAGAGGTATGGATGCACGTGCGTTAAATGACGGAGACAAACTAGGTGGTAGAATACTTATGTTTGATGTTGAATTTTGCAAATGGGCAGACATAAGAGAAGATACAATTATAGACTGGAGAAAGTATTAATGTGCGGTTTTGTTGTAACAACTGAAAACAATTTAGCTGATAAATACATTGACGCACAGAGATTTAGAGGTCCCGATGCTCGTGGTGAAACTATAAGGTATATGCACGATTTAACTTTTGCGCATGTACTATTAGACATATCAGGAGAAAATGAGGTACAACCTTATATAACTAAGAAGGGCAACATAATGGTATTCAATGGAGAAATGTATGACTCTAATATACCCAACGATACTAAATTCCTAGCTGAAGGCTACGAGAAGTATGGTTTCAAGTTTATAGAGTTCGGAAATTGGCATGGTTCTTTTTGTTTTATGGACTACAAGACAGGCATATGTGACATTGTTAGAGACCATTTTGGGGCAAAACCTTTATGGATAAAAAGCGACAATGGAGGAATATCAGTAAGTACAAGTCTTGCTAGTTTTGTTGGTGCAGAACCTGAAGAACTTAATAAAAAGTTTTTATCTAATCCTATTTGGTCAGGTTCAGACTCACCTTTCAAGGGTATAAGAAAAGTAGAACCAGGGCAGCTTTATCATTATGACACAAAGAAATGTGTATTAAAAAGAGGTGATAATTTATGGTCAGGATATAGAGTAAAAAATAATCCCTTTGTAGAGGAACAGTTTAAACATGAACTTGTAAAGGGAATACAAAAAGTAGCAAAAAATAAACAAAAAACAGCTATATTTTTAAGTGGAGGACTAGACAGTACCTGTGCTTTGGGTGTAGTTAAAGATATGGGGTTAGACTTAACTGCATACATTTGTGCATATTCAGAGGAAGAAGGAGTAGAGTATAGACAAGACATATTTGCCAATGAAGCCGCTCTTGCAATAAAGACTTGTAAAGAGTGGAATGTTCCTTACAAAGTAGTAACTCTAACTAGAAAACAAAGAGATGAGTACGGCAGAGCATGGATGGAGAAAAATAATTATCTATGGAATGATAATAATAGAAGAGCTCCTAGATATGCACTTGCAAAAGCAGCATCTGAAGATGGGTGTAAAGTTGTACTGACAGGGGATAGTGCAGACGAGTTTTTTAGTGGGTATCAACATCACTCCAAAAGATTTACAAAAGGGTACAATGCTAAATGGATAAAAGGCTTTTGTGAGAATCAGTCTTGGGTTCGTAAAGAAATATTTAAAGGAGATAAAGACGGATTCAATTCTACTTTATTTATGGACTTAATGATAACAAGTGAAAATAATGTTTTAGCCGCTGACCAGACTTGCGGGTTATTTGGTATGGAAAGTAGACCTGTATTTTTAACTCAAGAATTTGCTAGATATGTGTATGAATTTGAGGGAAAAACTAAAATGAAACTACATAAAGACTACGTTACAGGCACTTATAAGTACTTACTAAGAGTAATAATGAAAGACTATATACCTAAACAT